GGGTGATAGTATCAACATCTGCCGATCTATTAAGGACGGCGACCGCGAGCGGCCAGACGGTGCGGGCGAGACTCGCACCCGCGAGGAATGGCTCGAGCTGTTTAAAGGCGACGGGTTGGCAACGTGGCAAGGCGATGCCGTGGGCGTCTACGTGTCGATTAACGCGAACAACGGTAAGAACCGCAAAGCCGAATCGATTACCAAGTTTCGCCACTGCTTAATCGAGTTTGATGAAAGCACGTTGCAAGAGCAGTGGGCGATTATTAAGCGCAGTGGGTTGCCTACGTCGTCGATCATTAAGAGCGGTGCCCGGAGCCTGCATGCTTGGGTGGACGTAAGAGCGGCCAATGCCAAGGAGTTTGCCGAGCGTGTAGATTTTATTTACAAGCACCTCGAGCACTCGAAGCCTGACTCTGCCAACAAGGACGCCGGCCGGTTGTCCCGGTTGCCAGGGGCCATGCGTACCGCCACCGGCCAGCAGCAGGAGTTGGTCGAGTGTGGTGCGCCGACACTGACTTACATCGAATGGCAAGAGCGCACGATGTATGGGGATTTGCCTGAGCCGTATAAATGGGAGGATCTGGTAAATTTCAAAGAGGATTGCGACCCGACGCAGTTGCTAGGTAAGCGGTGGATCTGCCGGGGCGGATCGGCGCTGTGGGTGGGTAGTAGCGGGCTGGGTAAGTCGGTGCTGTGCTTACAAGCGGCGATTACCTGGGCGTGCGGTCGTGATTTGTTTGGCATATCGCCACACGGAAAACCGCTTAAGTCGCTGATCGTGCAGGCCGAGAACGACGAGGGAGACGTAGCAGAGGCGCTACAGGGTATTCTCAAGGCGTTAGACTTAACGCCAGAGGAGTTGCAGATGGTTAAAGAAAACATAGTCATCGTGCGTGATTGCACCTCTACAGGCGAACGGTTTGTCGATCGGATGCGTAGGCTAGTCGAAAAGCATAAACCGCATTTAGCCTGGGTAGATCCGTTACTGGCATTTATCGGTGGCGATCTATCCAGCCAAGAGACGGCCGGCGGGTTCCTCCGTAATTTGCTTAACCCTTTGGCGTTAGCCGGTGGGTTTGCGTGGATGTTGATGCACCACACGCCTAAGCCTACGCGGGACGGCAGTGGGTATCAGGGCCACGATAAAGCCTACAGCGGATTCGGATCGTCAGAGCTGACGAACTGGGCGCGGAGCGTATTAACCCTAGCGCCTTGCGGCCAGGATGAGGAAGGCACCTACACCTACAAGCTAGAGGTGACCAAGCGCGGGAAGCGGTCTGGGTTGCGTCCTAACCGCACTGCGAGCGATTTTATAGCGTCTAACGTTCAGCCGTGTGTTCACCTAAAGCATTCGCAAGTGGGGTTGGCGTGGATTGAGTCAAGCGCACCTGAAAAGACGGCAGGTCGCAAAGCTAGCGCGATCGATTGGGGCAAACTACCCGAAGGGGCTAAATATAGCCAAGTGGTAGCCTACGTGCAGAAGGTGACCGGGCTACAGGAACGTCAGGCTAAGTCCCGCATTAAGCAAGCTAAGGACGACGGATTTATTGAGGAATCGAGCGATGGTTTATTCAGCAAAAAGGTGACAAATGAACCCTTTTAAAGTTAGTGCAGTAACCCTTATTGCACTAGTGCAGTATTGGGGAGCATGTAGGTGCAGTAATAATAGGCCTATAGGCCTAATTATTGCACTAATGCAGACGGCTAAAACATTACTGCACCAAGCGTGGGAAAACGGAGTAGTAATTTAATATGATAGATCAAGAAGCAATCGAACGTATTCCAGCGGTAATCCCTCACCCTTCTATGATCATAGATAGCCTGCAGGATTTGGTATGGGAATCGTGTAGCGATCTTAAGATCACGGTCACGACGTCATCGGTTGCGACTATGACTAAGGTGATAGAGCATCTTTTCCAGCATTCGGCGGATCATCCTGCGATGGCTAACCGTACCGACACCCTAAGCCATGCCGTGCTGAACATATCGCTTAACCGATCGCCCGAATCGATGACGGCCGTGGCTAAGCGATTTAATCTGACTAAGCAGGCGGTCAGCAAGAAAGTGACTGAGATACACGATCGGTTGGGCATACGTGCACGATCACAGAAAAGCGAGAAGGCCCGTGAGTCTTACCGCAAGCGAGCATACCGCGTACACGCCAAGCGGCGGCGTGAGGCGCCTAAGTTTAATAACGCCGCATTAATGAAAGGCATGAAAAAATGAAGCTAAAACCAGTAATAGAAAAACTAAACAACACACGCGACAAGGCGTTGGAGCTGATTGGCAAGACCATCGGCTTAGCGTCTGATGCAGGTGTAATCATCCAGCAGGCAAGAGCAGACGGCCAAGACATTGTGGCTATCTGTGAGGAGGCAGGGATCACTGAGGAGGTGGGTAAGCGATATGAGAAAGTCGCTGCCGCACAGCACAAGCTAGCCAATGGCGACGCTGACCCCGGACTGATGCGCCAAACATATTTGCGTATCGGATTCCTGCCCGACCCCATCACTATGAGTGAGCCTAGTGAACCCAAGCACTTCCTGTTTCCAATCATGCAAGCACGGCAGTGGTTGGCATCGAGAGGCGTGAAATTTATTTCACAGGACAAGGGATTGCGTGCGCAATTTCTTGCCGAGGCCGAGCCAATCGTTAAGACCTACAACGAGTTGAAGGATAGCGCCTAGGGGCTATCGCTAACGAGATATGACAAAATGGCTAAGGAATCTTTTAATTTTGCGTTACAAGCCGCGATGGCAAAGACCTGCGATGTTTTCTTGAATAAAACGCAAAAACGTTGAATGACCTATGGGACGCCGACCAAACACCGCAATCCTTGCTCAAGCCGCTGCCACCGGTGTGGGTTTGAGGCAAGCCCGGCGCCAGCTTGAAAAAAAGCAAGGCGTGCCCAACGCAAAACCGATGAAGCCGATCGAGGGCATAGGGCTGGACGGCGAGATCGACCGGCTAGAATCCTTGGCCGCCACCCTGGGCGAAGCCGCCAAGGAGGCCAGCGGCCCGGAGCGGTCTAGCCTGATTGGCGACTACACTAGAGTGGTAGAAGCTCTGCGAAAAATGAAAGGCGATCGCCCTGATATCAATGAAGCAGAGGGCAAAATGGTGCCGATCGATGAGGCCGACAAGATCCTAGCCCGACGCGATAACGCCCTTATCCCGCTTCTGATGGGCATGGCAAAGCGACTAGCACCGATCTGCGCCCACCGCACGGCCGCCGAGATCCAGATCGAGGTGCAGAATGAGGTGGGGCAGGTGATGCGACAAGTGCAGGCGGCGCTGTGAAGGCGGCCGAGCAATTACTAAAACGCGAGCGTAGCCGGTGGAACTTTGAGCCACCACCAAGCGTAATCGAGTGGGCCGAGAAGTACGTGCAGCTGGACAGCCGGATCACGGCACGCCCGGGGCTGTACTCTACCAGCTACACGCCCTACGTGGCCGGAGTGCTAGAGGCGTTGGCTGATCCAGGCGTGCATACGGTAACGCTTTGCTGGGGTAGTCAGACAGGCAAGACGCTGACTCTGGCGGTCTGGCTGGCGTACAGAATCGCAAATGATCCAGCGCCGGCGTTGCTGGTCATGCCTAACGCGGATCTGGCTAGGTCGTACAGCGAGACGCGACTGACTCCTATCTTTGAAAAATGCAAACCGGTGCGGGCACTGTTCCCATACGATAGCGACGACTTTAAAATTTTAGAAATGCAGTTTACTACCATGACCCTCTCGCTGGTTGGATCGAACTCGCCAGCAAACATCAGCTCGCGGCCGGTGTGCATTGCGGTGCTGGATGAGCTGGACAAGTTTGCTCCACCGACAGAAAAGGAGGCGGCCGCATATAACCTAGCGCTAGAGCGCACCAAAGCCTTTCCTAGCCGTAAGCACGTGCTGACCAGTACGCCGACACTAAGCACTGGCGATATCTGGCAGAACTACCAAGCAGGCACGCAAGAAACCTACCATGTGCCCTGCCACAAGTGCGGTGAATTTCAGGCCATGGAGTTTGGGCAAGTGCGATGGGCCGACAGCGCTAGGCAAGAGGATGGTCGATGGGATCTGCAGAAGGTAGCCGAGACAGCTTTCTATCACTGCACCAAATGTAACGAGCCGTGGAATGAAGGAAACCGCAGGACGGCGATCGAACAGGGCAAGTGGGTGGCAGCAAATACAAACGCAGAGCGCGGCCGGCGTAGCATGCGCCTGCCCAGCTGGTACTCGCCGACCGTTACCTTTGCGGATTGCGCCAAACAATTCCTCACTCAGAAACATTATCTGCATGGCTTGCAGGGATTCGTAAACGGATGGAGTGCGATGCCTTGGGAAGATCAATTCGACGACGATAAATCTATCGACATCCCCGCAGGTGCCTTTGCCAAAAAGCAGGAATGGGAAGTGGAACATATAAAACTGGCGGCCATAGACCGACAGATCGACGGGTACTGGTATGTCGTGCGGGCGTTTACTAGGGACGGCCAGAGCCGATTGATCGATGAGGGCAGGGCAAGGACGATCGAGGATGTGGCGCAGCACCTAAATGCTTTGGGTGTACAGCCACAGCACACGGCGATGGATAGCGGATACGAGGCGCAAGATTCCTATCGAATCTGTGCGAGGTATAAATTTAAAGCATTGAAGGGCGAGGAGCGGCCAAACTACTGGATCGATACGCCGAAGGGCAGGCTGAAATCGGTGCACTCATCGGAGCAACCGACCGACGCTGGCTGTATGCTTCTGCTCCTTAGCTCACCGGCCTGCCAAGATCTGCTGGCATGGTTACGTCGAGGGCAGGGGCCGAGGTGGGAGGTGGCGCATGACGTGTCGCCTGATTACAAAGAGCACATGAGTAGCCATAAAAAGGTTCATCGGATTAACCGAAAAACTGGCAGGGATCTCTACGAATGGGTGCGGATAAAGTCTAGGCAGGATCATTTATATGACTGCGAAACTTACCTAGCTGGCTTTGCGGTCTACGGCAAAGTGATCAAGCCGACAGCCTCAATGGCGGAAACGTTGACACCTGCAGAGGCGTAATGGCTATTTCCCGCAGACTCGTGCGGGCTGTCGCAACGGATTATCTGGCACAAGCATCCGGGGTAACGGCCAGCGCAATCACCGACCTTGCCGCCGACCGCAACGCAGCTATGTCGGGCGCAGCCTCTGGTCGTGCCTTGGTGGGATCATCGGCCGGTGGCCAATCGGCCAGCTTCCAACTCGATATGAAACCGACAGAGCGTGTGGTGCTTTTCCAGTCAGCGAT